AATGAATAACACAGCAGTATTTTTAAAAGGATTTGCGACCGTTGCGCAATCAGTCATTAGAAGCCTAAAGGATGGCAAGTTAGACTTAACAGACCTTGGTAATTTCTTCGATGATTTAGGCGATGTTCAAAACGCTATTGAAGCAGCGGGATTTTTGCCAAACGAACTAAAAGCACTTGTAATTGATGACATTGACGGGATTATTGATACAGCTTTAGAGGAACTGGAAGCAGATTTGACCGATGAACAACTTTACACGGTTGAAGCCATCCTAAGATTTGTACTCGTCATGATTACGCTTGCAAATAATAAATAATTGGATTCCGAAGTTTTCATAGTTTCATAGTTTTAAGGTTGATTTCAGGCAGGCGGGCTATACCGTCTGCCCTTTTTTTTATTATAAATTTAGAATAAATGACAGGAAATGAAATATACAATAAAGCGGCTATCAGATGCGGCAATCGAGGTGCGGATAAGTTATAAATTACGGGAAAAATACCTTTTTTTACTAACATCTGACCACCATTTCGACTCAACCAAATGCGACCGAGAAAAACTCAAAAAACATCACGATTTAGCAAAGGAAAAAGAAGCAGGAATTTTTTGCTTTGGGGATTTATTCGACGTGATGCAAGGCAGGTCAGACAGGCGAGGTTCAAAAGGGGATTTAAGAAAAGAATATTCAGGCGGAAATTATTATGACCTTGTGGTTGATGATGCGGTTGATTGGTATTCAAATTATGCGGATAACTATATTTTGATTTCTCCGGGTAATCATGAAACATCCATTTTAAAGTATCAAGAAACGGATGTTATTAAGCGGCTTGTTAATGGCATTAATCAAACAGGTTCAGAAGTTGAAATTGGTACTTATTCGGGCTGGATTCGGTTTATTTTGGAACAAGAAAACGACAATGGCGCGGTTTCGTCTTTTTGGCTATTTTATCATCATGGATATGGAGGTGGTGGGCCGGTTACTAAGGGCGTAATACAAACCAACAGAAAGGCAACCTATCTGCCCGATGCAACAGTTATTGTGAGTGGTCATATTCACGAAAGTTGGCATGTGCCGGTAGTGCAGGAAAGGATAAAAAACAATGGTGTACCGTTTATTACTAAGCAGCACCATATCAGTACGCCGGGTTACAAAGAAGAATATTTGGCACACAAGGGATGGCACATTGAACGCGGCGCACCACCTAAACCAACAGGCGGTTTTTGGATGGAGCTTTCCGTATTTTACAAAAACAATTCACGATTTATTGACTATAAATTTTATGAAGCGGATTGATTTATTGAAAAAAAAATGCTAAAAAATTAGGATATTAAATTCAATGGGTTTATCTTTACGGTATAATCAACCAAACAAGATAAATTATGAAAAATTTAATAGAGAAATTAAACCAAGAGCTTATTGAGTTTCGTATTGAATATCTTACACAAATTAAAACTTGGTTAGTAAATGATTGGGGAATTAAGCAAGCAATAATTAATGACTATCACGCTAACTGGAGTAATGAAATATCAAAATTGTATCACGCTTTACCTTCTTCAGTAAAGCGTAACGAACAAGATAAATGGCTTAATAACGAACTTTCAAAAGCGGAAGAAAACTTTAACCATAACATAATTAAATTAGCAAACCGGATAGCTAAAAAAGGCATTGATATTGACAATATAAAAATTAATACCTACAATGCCTTTTCAAACATTGAATGCCGCATAAGTGATGGCAATAAATCAATAATTGCATATACAATTTTAGCCGGCGGAAACATTCAGAAACCACATTACAGATACTTAATTAAATAAACTGGCTTCGGCCAGTTTTTTTTATCACTAAACACCAAACTATGATTCACACTTCAATTCTGCCCATTCGCGGCGTTAACACCGACCTTAATTTCGTAACCGAACAATTTTACAGAACTTGTACAGAGGATGAACGTTCAATCCTTCATCTAATTGACGGCTTCATCTGGCGTACTAAAATGCGCCACCATTCTGCACGCTCAATAGTCGTGCGGGTAAATTCACCTAACCAAATGGATTTTGCCGAAAAATGGCTGAAAAAGGGATGGGATGAGGTATCTAATAATATTAGTTACCTTTTTGTGTATCGTTCAGACCTTGAAGGCGCACCAGCTGTTATCGGTGCGGCTCGAGATTGCAATGGAGATTTGCAAGATGTAATTTCATTTGTATTAAATGAGGATAAAACACTTCCATTAATTTTTAATCCAACCGAGATAAACTGGCAATTTCCACAGAATTTAAGTGGAAAAAAAGAAACCTATAATTTTCGAGATTACAATGAAAATTCCAAGCTGTCAGCTAAGGAAGTGAGTAATGTTTTTAATATACCAGTTAATTTAGTGCGGAAGTTTTGCGAATTTAATGGAATAGAAAGCACGGGCAAACTGGATGACTATTATGAAAAAAAGTTGCTCATGAATATACGTAATACAGCTTCATTTTTTAAGCATCTTGAAGAATCGGGGGACATTCAATACAAAGTGATGAATAACCAATCATTGAAATACCTTGAATTTCAAATGCTATTCAAGGTCAGCAGGGAAAAATTAAACAGATGGATAGAAAAGGGGATTGTTGAAAGTTACAACCTTGGGCGGGTGACAAAGATTAAGAATAAATATTGCCGATACTTGCTTGAAAATGGAGAAAAGGCGCTCATTGAGCTGCATAAGAAAAAAATAAATGGTGCATCAATCGGCTAATTATTAGGTTTTTTAAACTTTTCTTTGTAATTTTGACAAAAATTAATCAATCAATAACTTAAACTATGAAAAAAACAGACATTAAGGCCGTAATGGCTAAAACAAGTAAGGCTGGCACACTTGCTGGCCTTAAACATTCCGACCTTGCCACGGTTTTTGAAGGGCTAAAGGCTCATATCGAACAAGCCGTGCCGGCGCATATTGATGCGGCAAGAATTATCCAGATGGCCGCTAATACAGTGGCTAAAAATCCTAAATTGGCTGAATGCTCTGCGCTGTCAATTATCGGCGCAGTTGTCGAAGCGGCAACACTTGGATTCAAACCTTCCAATGCTTTAGGGCAGGTTTATCTGATACCTTATGGGCAGCACGTACAGCTACAAATTGGTTACAAAGGTTACATTGACCTTGCTCGCCGTTCGGGCGAGATTAAACATTTATTTGGATATGTAGTGCGGGAAGGCGATGAATTTAATTATTCACTTGGCCTTAATCCAACAATTCATCACGTGCCGGCCGAAACTCGCGGCGAAATTACACACGTGTACGCGGTGGCTCATTACAATAGCGGTGGTTATAATTTTGTCGTGCTTACAAAGGCCCAAATTGAAGCATTACGGATGCGAAACCCGATGCAGCGTAACCGAATAAACGGCGCTTGGGCTACAGATTATGAGGCAATGGCTATTGCTAAAGCTATTAAGCAGCTTTCTAAATTTATGCCATTGTCGGATGAAATGATAAAGGCCAGCTACATAGATGGCGCTGCATTTGGCGAGCATAGCTTGTCAAATAATAACACGGGCGTCAACATCGATGCAGTTACTCCTGAATGGGAGGAGATGCGCGAAGTTGACGCGGCAGGCGAAGAGGAATAATCAATTATTAATAATCAATCAATCAATAATTAAACTATGAACAATCAGAAAAAAACAGCAAGCAGCGAAGCGGAGTTTAAAGAACTCCGCGCTAAGACTATCGGTTCTTCCGAAATTGGAACTATTATGGGTGTTAACCCATTTAAAACGCCCTACGATTTATGGCTTCGCAAAACTGGAAGGGAAGTTTTTGAAGGCAACGAAGCAACAAGGCGCGGGCAGCTTCTTGAGCCGGTTGTGGCTCAAATGTTCGTTGATAAGACGGGCATTGAAATTGAAGAAGGAGGAGAAGATATTACTATCTACTACGCGGAGGAGTTCATGAGTGCTTCTCCCGATAGATTTTATTTATCTGATGGCGAGCGCGCCATTCTTGAAATTAAAACTACAGCGATGGATGTTGATCCGGATAACTTGCCGATGTCTTGGTTTTGTCAATTGCAATGGCAGATGGGTGTGATTGGCTTAAATAAAGGCGCTATTGCTTGGCTTGGTAACCGCTTTGTTTTTGACTATTTGGAATTTGATTTTGATGCTGATTTTTTCAATAATATGAAGGAAGCAGCGCGGGATTTTTGGGAATTGGTACAAAATGATGAGCAACCGAGTTTAACAACTACTGGCGATGTGCTGAAGGCTTATCCAAGTCACAAGGATGGCAAGTACATTGTAGCCGGTGAATCAATCGCCACAATTCATAAGCAGCTTAAAGGGCTGCAAGCTGAAAAAAAGGCTATTGACGGAAAAATTGACGAGCTAAAGGAACAAGTGCAGCTTATTATGAATGATGCAGAGGCAGTAATTGAGGATGAGCGTCCGATATTTACTTGGAAAAAATCAAAGGATAGGATAACTTTGGACACAAAAGCAATAAAGGCGGAGATGCCTGATGTGTTTGAAAAGTATTCAAAAGTCAGCACTGGCAGCCGTACATTTTTAATTAAATAATCAATCAAAACATTAAACTATGAACACTAAATTATCTGAAATTCAAGATGAAATCCGCGAGATTTACGACACTATTTCCGATTTATCGGAGAAAAACTTTGCTATTTACAAGGACATCGAATTGCTGTATAATTCAATGTCTGCAAATATTGAAGCTATCAATAAATTAAAATTTAGACTTGGATGGCTCGACATGGAAGCAACCAAGTTATTACTAACTGAAAAAACAAGTAAAAATGCAATTTGACGTGACATCGAAGCAGCTGCTTCAATTAATCAATAAATGCGGAGGGCTTGCCAGCCCTTCCGCTATTCCTGCCACAGAGGATTTTTTATTTGAAATTTCAGGGTATAAATTGTCGGTTACTGCAACGGATGTTCAAAATTACATTATTGGTAGTTGTAACTTGTCATCAGTAAGTAATGATGGCGGTTTCTGCATACCCGCCAAAATCTTGATTGATACATTGAAATTGCTACCGGATGACCTTTTGACCTTCAAATATTATGCTGATAATAACTCAATCCAGATTATCAGTTCAAAAGGAACTTATAAGGTTGTCGGAGCGCCGACAGATTATTTTCCGAAATTACCTGACATAAGACCTACCCAAAAGGCAGTAATGCCGACAGAAAGGTTTTACGAAGCCATGAAAAAGGCTAATCAATGTATTTCAAAGGATGAGTTAAAAGTGCAGCTTAACGCCGTGTTTTTTGAATTTAGCGAAGGTGTTACAATAACATCAACCGATGCTCACCAATTGTATAATTATAAATTTGAAACAGATGTTTTATTTGATAGTGAAAATAAGGAGCGCAATTTCCTTGTTAATCCAACTTTTGCGAAAAAGGCTGTAGGGCTTTTTGATGGCGAAAATGTGACCATTTCAGTAGATGAAAAAAACGCGGTGATTACGGATGGTGAAATCACTATTACTGGCCGTTTGGTGGATGGGGTTTTTCCTAAATATAGGGCGGTTATTCCAGTTGATAATAATAATGTCCAAGTAAACTTAAAGGAGCTTTCAGGAGCGCTTAAAAGGGCTTTGACGTATGCAAATAAAAATACTAATCAGGTATTATTTGAAATAAACGGCGATGCGGCCACGATAACAGCTAATGATTTGGATTTCAATAGGTCAGCTACCGAGCGAATTTATTGCGCTAATGATGGCAATAATGAAATTAAGATAGGATTGAACGCAAAAACACTTATCAACTACTTATCTAAGTTGACAGATGAGTTTATCACCATTGAATTTTTAACGCCAAGCAAAGCAATTTTAGTTAAAACAGGTAATCCTGATCAACTTTACCTACTCATGCCGATAATGATAATATAGTTTAGTTTTTTTCATAAAAGGGTTTGCCAGTCCGTTTAACACAAATTGTTGAACGGGCTTTTTTTTTGCAACTTTTTGTTGCATTGTTTGGTTTAAAGTAATATATTTATACTGTAATAAATTTTTGTACTAAAAAAAATAAAGATAAAATGAAAGATTATTTGGAAAAATTAAGGAATGCTCATGATTTAACACTTGAAGAAAAAGGTATGATGCTGACAATTTTAAGTGATAGATTTCAGAGTAAGCCACTAATTAAAGATTTACCTGAAATGACCCATTTAAGTAGGCCAACTATCTTGAGGATACTTAATCAGCTAAGAAAAAAAGGAATTATAAAAAATGAGCGAGATTATTCTCAAGGCTGGCTGAAAGGATTCACATGGGAGATAAATTTATAACCTATGAATAGTGGATTTATAAAAGTTCCCCATTCCATTTTTGCTGACGCAAGATTAACATACAAAGGTCAACTTGTTTATATTCATTTGATTTCAAAAATTAAGGGCTGGAAGTGGTATGTTCAAAATATAGCAAATGAATTAAGAGTTTCAAAAGGATTTGTGCAACAAGGATGTACCGAACTTGAAAAAGCAGGATACTTAAAACGTCAAAAAGTCTTTGATACTGGTAAATTTTTGGGTTATAAATGGATAATTAAACATCCTGAATTTATTGAGGAAATAAAGCCACCTGAGATTGAAAAAGTATATTATTCAACTTCTGAAATGGTTGAAGGGGATGTTAATGATAATGAAATAGTGCAGCCAAAGTCTTTGGCGGATGAAAACACGGCCGCCGAAGATAGGGCCGCCGAAGATAGGGCTGCCGAAGATAGGGCTGCCGAAGATGGGGCGGACGAGCATACGGATAGCCCTAATCAGGCGAGCCGAAAACACAGCCGCATTAATAAGAATAATACTAATAAGAATATAGTAAAAAAATTAAATAAACAAGATTATAATAATGGCGAAAATGAAATTTTCGCGTTTTTGAATGAAAATTTAGATAATTTGAGGAAGGAGGCGAAGGAGGTATTTGATGAGTACTACGAGTTCAATTTTCGTTCAAAATTCATTTGGGATGGTAAGCAGCACAAAAATCTCGAAGGGCTGATGAAGAAGTTAACTGAAGAAGCACACAATGCCGGCTCGGAATTGACAAATGAAAAATTGATTAATTACTTAGGTACTTTTTTAAACCGCCTGCCAAACCTATCAGACGGATTTTATTATAATAATCATTACAGCCCTGCCGGGCTAAATTCTAATTATCAAAAAATTGTAAACCATGCAAAATCAAGAAAAAAATCAAAAGGGCATACATTTAGCGAAGAAGGACTTATGCGCAATTATGCAAAATGGAAGGAACGCGAACGGATGGAAATGGAGAGAGCAAGAGCAGAGCGACTACGAATTGCGGATTCAGACACTAATTGAAGAAAGGAATTTTAATTTGCAACAGGCTAACCAAGTGATGCCGTTTGGCTTGGATGAAATCAAAAAAATTAAGGTCAATAAAATTATTGAATCAATAAACAGCGATATACCGAGCTTGGCTGCATATCGAAAATATCACGGCGAATCAAACACCTATTTAGCCCTAAGCTGGCAATTGATGAAATTTAGTCAATTTCAAGCAGTCAATAAGGGAATGAGTGATGACATGGTAGAAATGATTTGTGAATTAATCCTTGACGACTACTACCACCTAAAATTTACGGATGTTTACCTTTGCTTAAAAATGGGTATCGGGGGTAAGTTTGGGATTAGTTATGATAGGATGGATGTTCAAACGGTAATGATATGGTTTGAGAAGTACAACATTAAGCGTCTGGAAGCTGCCGAAGCGGAAAGGTTGAGGGAAAGGAAGAAAGATCAAAAAGAGCAGGAAGAAGCGAAGCAATACGCAAAGATGCCGGAATCACTTATCCAGCTAAAAAATGAACTGGAAAAAAAATGGGAGGAGGAGCAAAAATTTACCCCAAAATACAGATATAATACCCTTGCTGAATTTTGCGAAGCTGAGATGTATTGTGAAAAATCAATCCTGAGGCAACTGGAAGCCTTCCACGAGGATTTAAAACAAAAGTTGATAGATATATCCAGTAAAGATTTTCCTTCGCTTAAAACGCATGAAAATGGCTTGCTTTCAGCTATCAATGCCGGTATCATTCCAGAATGGATAAAAAAATTCAAAAAAAATCAATAAATTGTTTGAATTAAAAAAAAAGTTGTAAGTTTGATCTATTAAATAACCAATAAAAATTTTGAACTATGGAACAGAATCAGAACGACACAATTTTCTTAGGCAGCGCAAAGCAAAAGCACGAGAACATTCTCGCATTATCCATCGATTTAACCGCCTTGAAGGCTTTTCTTGCCAGTGTCAAGGAATCAGACAGCCATCCGGCTATTATCAAAGGTAAAAAATCTACCTACCTTAAATTGACGGCCATCAAAAAAAAGGAGGCCAACGACTGGTCAACGCATTTCATTAAGGTTGATGACTATGTAGCGCCGCCGAAAGATGAAAATCCACCTAAAAAATACGATGCGGTTGAAGATTCGATGCTATCAAATGATTTAGGCGACGATTTACCATTTTAGAAGGGCTGTCCCGACCGATTTTAAACATTTAAACAGAAAAATAAAAAATCATGGCAAAAAAAGAAAAGGAAGAAATTGTTTTAATTTCTATATCAAAAGATGAATTACAAACGCTGATTATTGACTGCGTAAATTCTTGTTTGAAATTTTATAAACCTAAACAGTAAATAAAAATGGATGAAATCCAGCAAATAGCCCGAGAGATAATCGGGCTTATTCCGCAAAAGGAGTACAAATTTCATCCTACAAGGAAATGGCGGATTGATTATTTTTTTCAAACGCCACGCAAGAAATTAGCGGTTGAAGTTGAGGGAGGAGTATGGATTAAAGGAAGGCATACGCGGGCGAGTGGATTTGTGAAAGATATGGAGAAGTACAACGCCTTAACAGAGCAAGGGATATTCCTTCTTCGATTTCAACCAGCTGATATGAAAAAAGCAGAAACATTTCACTTAATTAATAAAATCCTTTACGGGTAAAAAACTATGGAACACGAACAATTAAAGGAATTAATCCGACAAATAGTGCGGGAAGTGCTGATTGAAAAGGATGGGGAGCAGCTCATTAGCCGGTCAAAAGCACTTGAAATTTTGAAAATAAGCCGTTATAAATTTGACAGGATGCTTTTTAACGGCGAAATTAAGCCTATCAACAAATCGGGCAGCGGCCAGCCTAAATTTCAATTATCACAAATACAAAAAATATCAAATGAGGATAACAAATAAATACATTAAATTTGAAGAAGTGGGTTATTCGCTTGTTAATCAGCAGCTTAAACGCCTTGGCGTTGACCAATCGGATGAGGTAAGTTATTCATGGTTAGTAATTCCATTTCAACCTGACTTCCTTTCATTTTATCCCGCCTTTAACGATTCTAATGAAATAATCAAAGAAGCGACTATTTTAGCATTTGAAGATATTAAATTTACAGTAATGATGCCCGTTGAAGTCTTAATCGCTAAGCTTCAGGAATTCCAGGATAACAATGAATTAATTTTCCACCTAAAAAACAAAGAATGAAAATACAAGGACAATTTAAAGTTGGAAGTGAGGGAGCGGCAGGTGCTGACCTATTCATAAAGGACATTCACGTAAAAGGCAACCAAGCGACCATTCATACAGGAGTACGGGTTGAAATTCCGTTTGCTTATGCCGGACTTTTATTTGCTCGTTCAAGCCTTGCAAAAACGGGATGGATATTAGGCAATTCAGTTGGCGTAATTGATAGCGATTATCGCGGTGAGATAATTGTCAAACTTCGCTACATTGGTGATGCTAATGACTACTCCACACCATTTGAAATTTTCGACAGGATAGCTCAGTTAGTTGTTGTTAGTTGTATTTATCCTAATTTATGGGAGGTAGGGGATGTTGACCTAAACACTAAACGCGGATCTGGCGGCTTTGGAAGTACGGGTAAGTAATCAAATTTTAAACTATGAACACAGTACAACTATTAGGACACTATGGCGGAGATGAAAGCCACGCATTGAGCGCGTGGACATCTACTTCAAGGGACTATGAGAAGAAAAAGCACAGGATGCCTGAACTTCTCAAAATGCTTGCTGAAAATGGACACCACACGCCGTTTGAAAAATCATCATTACATTTCCTTGTTACCTGCGACCAAGCAAGCCATATTCACCTATTGAAGCACAGGATAGGCACTTCCATAAATGCCGAATCAGCGAGATACAAGGAATTGAAAGAGGATAGATTTTACATACCGACCGATTGGCCTGAACGTTGGCGAAGTAAATTAATGAGGTACAGCGAGTTGACCAACCAATTGTATCACGATGCTATTTCGCAGCTTGAACCACTACTTGGACGCAAGCGAGCGAAGGAATCAGCGAGGTACTTTAAGATGTTCAATTCGCAAATCACAATGGATGTGATGTTCAACTTCAGAAGTTTCTACCACTTCCAAAAACTCAGAAACAACCAACACGCACAAAAAGAAATTAGGGAAATAGCACAGACGATGCTGGAGCAGGTGAAGAACTTGCCGAATAATCCATTTGAACATACTATCAAAGCATTTAAACTTTAAAAAATGGACTACAGAAAACATAAAAACTTAACCTTGCTTAAAGGGTTAACTATCGAGAAGTTAGAAAAAGATTTTCCTTGGTTTTGCAAGGCCGAAACAAATAATGCTAAAGTATCTTTTAAAGGGGCTTGGATTGTTTGGGAGAGTGGAATCTGGTGGGAAGGAATCTGGGAGAATGGAATCTGGGAGAATGGAAGGTGGTGGGATGGAACATGGGAGAGTGGAATCTGGGAGGATGGAATGTGGGAGAATGGAATCTGGGAGAATGGAATCTGGGAGAATGGAATCTGGGAGAATGGAACGTGGGAGAGTGGAACGTGGGAGAATGGAATCTGGGGTAATGGAACGTGGAAGAATGGAACGTGGAAGAGTGGAATCTGGTGGGAAGGAATATGGTGGGAAGGAATATGGGAGAATGGAACATGGGAGAATGGAACGTGGGAGAATGGAAGGTGGTGGGATGGAATCTGGGGTAATGGAACGTGGAAGAATGGAACGTGGAATAGTGGAATCTGGTGGGAAGGAATATGGGAGAATGGAACATGGGAGAATGGAACGTGGGAGAATGGAACGTGGAAGAATGGAACCTGGGAGAATGGAACGTGGGAGGATGGAACATGGGAGAATGGAACGTGGGAGAATGGAACGTGGAAGAATGGAACCTGGGAGAATGGAATGTGGGAGAATGGAATCTGGGGTAATGGAACGTGGAAGAGTGGTTTAATTTATACAAAAACACCACCTAATAATTAATAATCAAAAACTTTAAATTATGAAAATTGGAACGCAATTCACACACGCCGAAACAGGCGAGTTAATGACTATTACCGAGGTTGTGGATTCTCATAACTATTGGGCAAAGACAGGAGACTTGGAAGTGTTTGTTAACATAAATGACATTATGCTATGCGAGAATTAAACAAAAAGATAGAGTATTTATTTGACACGATTCTCGAGTACAGCGACGTTCCTGAATTTGAAAAAAAACACTTATTGATGACCACATGGATATTTTCATACACAGCTCTTCGATTTATGTGGGAATTGCAAAAGAATGAGAATATCGAGCAAGTGGACAGAGAGAACATGGTAGAAGCGTTTGGAAAGGAAATAAACGCAATTGTTAATAAATACACCAACATCGATATGACGGAGGTAAGGATATATCCTGAAAATGAAAAATTATGAAAATAGCAGCAGCATTAATCATTATTTGCATTTTTTTAATAATGTTTGAAGAATTTTTTGAGTAAAAAAACCAGCACTAACTCCTGAAAATGGGGTTAGTGTTGGTAAAAACTAACACAATGGCATACCGAACTATAATAACTAACGACAAAAACCCTGACATCCGCGCCGTCAAAGTTGAGGGCGGATTGTGGGAAGTTTATATCGGCGACAAAAAAGCTATCCTAAAGGGCAGCTTCACGATAGCTCAGGTAATCGAATACATCGACCACCAAAAGCAATTTGTATGAGTTTTATCCGATTCTACCGACGCGATAAAAAAACTAAACGAGTGGTTATACTTGGCGAGGCCATCAGTAAGGAGCCGTTCATTTGGTTATTTCACGACGGAAAATATTGGATTAATCAAAGGGAGCTTTACGAATTTATAAGAGAAGGTATAATCACCGACACACGCGGCCAGCGTTGGAATCCAGATGACTTTATAGACTTTGCCGAAAAATGGGCGCGGCATTACGAAACGGACGACATGAAGAAGCACTACATTGACGGATTGCGAGTTGTTAAAAATTATGATACGTTAAAAAAAATATGACCGAAAAAGTAAACCACCCGGAACACTACCAATCAGGAGTAATGGAGGTAATTGATATAATTGATGCTTTCCAATTGGATTTTTACGAGGGAAATGTAATCAAATACGTTTTACGGCACAATAAGAAAAACGGGATATACGATTTAAAAAAAGCTAAATGGTATTTAGATAGGTTGATTCAATTAAGTGAAGAAAGTAAATTAGATGTAAGCATTTTAAATGGAGATTGATTAAATAGGCAGGGTGAACTTTTCACCCTGCTTTTTTCGTTATAAATATATGAAAAAGAAAAATTTAGCTACATTAGACAAGGAAGGGTTAATTGCTGAATTGGATAAATTCAGGGTGGATGAGCAACCTAATAAAAGGTTTGATTTGAGCAAAGTTTTATCTAACATCCGCTACTTCATTGACCTACTATTAATGTTCTTAAAATTCATTGGCCGTGGATAGGTTGGTTTGCATTGCGTATAAAAATAATAGGGATGTGCTTTTCTTCGGGCACGCCCGCGCACTTGTCCTTGCAGGCGCAACACTTCAAGAAGCATATAACAGCTTTGCAGATGAATACAACCAACACGCAACGGACTTCTGCTTTGAAACGGCAAAGTCTGTATATTATCGAATGCTAAAAAACTTAATGAATGCCACTGCCGAAGCCTCGAGCAACGGAAGATAAAAACACCTTCATCAGCCGTTGTATGGCTGACACGGTAATGAATACCGAATTTCCCGACAGCGGCCAGCGCTACGCCGTTTGTTTGAATTGTTGGGGGAGGTAATGTTTTAGATGTTATAAATTTAGAAAAAATGAAAGACAAGCCTATTTATAAAAAAATACCGAGAAAGAAAAAGGTATTGGCGAAAAAATCAGGCGATATAGTGGCAAAGGGCATTTTAGATGGATTTGATAAAGAAACGCGCATTGTTGGTTTAACGAATGGCGCATTTTCATTAATTAGTTTGATTTCAGAAATTTTAAAAATAACTGGAGCTGCAAAAGTAACACTATCAACATGGTCGGCGGGATTTTACGATATAGGCGCATTTAATGAATTGCGCAATAGTGGTTTAATGACCGATGTGCGAATTGTTATTGATTATTCATTTGGAACAAGGTTAAAGCAATATGCTACGCATTTGCTGGAGGTATTTGATGAGGAGCAAATTAGGACTACAAAAAATCATTCAAAATTTGTATTAATTGAAAATGATGAATGGAAAATAGTGATACTATCGTCCATGAATTTGAATGAAAATATAAGGTCTGAAAATTTTGATATAAGCAATGAGCCTATTGTATTTGATATGCTCAATTCATTTGTTGATGACTTATTCAGTGTAAGGGGTAAAGGATTATTGGATAAAGGAAGAGATGCAGAAGATTGTTTAAATGAAATTTTGACAAACGAAAAAAAAATAACCCAAAATCAAAATAATCCTACAGGATTTGATTTTGATTTCAATGTAAATTTTGACTTCGACCTAAAATTTTAAAATATGGAAGGAGAAAAGGGAGGTAATAAGGTAATAATAGATTGGGATTTGGTGGATAAGTTATTAATAGCGGGATGTTCAGGCGCGGAAATAGCTGATTCAATCGGCATTCACAAAAATACGCTATACAACCGCTGCCGAGATGATTTTCAGATGAATTTTGATGACTACAAAACATCGAAAAAAAACAAAGGCAATTCATTATTGCGAGCAAAGCAATTTGAAATTGCTATGAATGGTGATAAGTCAATGTTGGTTTGGCTTGGTAAAAATCGGTTAGGTCAATCTGATATGCAGAAATTTGACCACACAACCAAGGGGGAAAAAATAAACATATCAATCAATATAGCAGGTGATGACCTGAGCAGCGATGACATCGAGTAGGATAAATAATTTGATATATGATACAAAGGTAGTGCGCACCACTTTAGGCGGGCTGACTAAGCGCCGCAAGATGGTTGTTCAGCAAGGCGGCACGAGTTCAGGGAAGACCTTTGGCGTTTTGATTGCATTGTACCTTTACGCTATCAGTCAGCAAGAAAGCCAGTTAATAAGTGTTGTTGGCTGCACCTTGCCGCACCTTCGCAGGGGTGCGCTGCGTCAATGGTTGACCATTTGTGAGGAAATGGGATTTGATGGTGAATTTAATAAAACAAATCTGACCTTTCGCTTAGGTAAATGCACGATTGAATTCTTTTCAGCTGATGACAACAATAAGGTGCGCGGCGGCAAGCGGGATGTACTATTTGTGAATGAAGCCAACCTTATCAACTATGAGCGATACAGGCAGCTTGCAATCCGTACCGAGCAAACCGAGATAATCGATTTTAACCCGGTAGGTGAGTTCTGGTTTCACGAAAAGATTGTCCCTTTTCAAGATGAATTTTTATTCCGAATAACCACCTACAAGGATAATCCGACAGTATCGGAAAAGGTAAAAGCCGACATTGAGCGGTTGAAGGAATCAGACCCGATGCTTTACAGAATTTATGCTGAAGGAAAAACAGGCAGAATACAAGGCCTTATTTTTGAAAATACAAAAGTAGTTGACATTTGGCCGCAATTAAAGAAGCGAGCATACGGGCTGGACTTCGGTTATTCTAATGACCCTACCGCCCTTGTCGAATGCGGAATTGCATTTGGTGAACTCTACACGCGGGAAATAATCTATGAAACAGGATTGATAGTGCCTGATATTTCAAAGGCGATGCATGACGCGGGAGTAAAAAGGAATGATGAAATTTTTGCAGATGCAGCCGACCCAGCGAGCATTGAGCAATTAAGGCGGGAGGGCTGGAACATCCGCGCAGCTAAGAAGGGTAAAGGTTCAATACTTTTCGGAATTGACCTTATCAAACACCATGGCCTTAACATTCATAAAAATTCGATTAACTTTGTAAAGGAATCAAGGAATTACAAATGGAAGGAAAACATGGACGGCGATTTGCTTAATAAACCAATTGATAACTTTAACCATTGCTTTGACGCGCTCAGATATTACGCGGTTATGAAGTTGAGCCGAAAAAATTCGTTTATTCAATTTGCAGGATAAATAATGACCAACTAATAAATAAAAAAAAATGCTTGAATATTACATTGAATTACTGCGCCACACGATAGCCAACAAGGTGTTTCATCGGCACTACGAGCGGATAAACAAGGTGGCAGAATTTTCGCGCCAGATGGTAACGGGGGAAGGACAAGAGGAGCTGATTGTCAGCTACAAGGCGCGCGAAACCGATGAACAAAAAAAGCAGCGAATCAAGATAACTAACAGCTTAACGCGGTACGCCACAAACCAAGTACGGAACTACTTCCGAAAGGTTCAGCGGGTGGACAATGTAATCAAGGAAATCAAGCATGAGAGCGAAGAAGCAGCCACGCAAATAGATGCTGCTTTGTCTAACTTTTTTGCAGGTGGCAGCGCTTGGGATTACGTGTTGAGGAACGGTGAAATGAAGGGATTTCTTGACCCTAATGGTTTACTTATTATCGAGCGAAAAGACATCCGCGGCGCACTTGGTGAAATAATCGAAACGCAGGTTTATCCATTCGAAGTAGGCAGCCGCGATCTTATCAACTGGTCAACGGTTAATGGTGAAATTGAATGGGTGATAATTAAACAGCATGGCGTTGAGGTAATCCAAACTGGCAGCGGTTCAAGTTATTACGAAAGGTTGGAGGATGTGACTGATTATTACCTATATGCGGCTGGATATGTTATCAAGTTAAAGCAATTTGTAAACAAGCGCCCTACCGAGTTAGCGCAAAATGAATCAGAGGTTACAATAGCTACCAAAGACGGCAAGCAACTTTACTTTATCCAAGGTATTTACGAGAACGGCACACTTGAACTTCCCGTTATTCCATTTGGTGCGTACCTTGACGAAAAAACAGACGGCAAGACAAGGGTTAGCGCACTTGATGCAGCAGAGGAAGTTTTTATTGATTTGATAAACGTGAAAAGCGAAGCTGACCTCACACGCGCCCTTCATACATTCCTGCAAAAAATAGCCTACGCTCCTAAATGTAATTTTGAAAACGACCAAGGCGACTACTGCTCAGGAGGTTATTTAGCTAACAGTGGTGACGTTTGCCCGAGTTGTTCAGGCGCAGGTGTAAAGGTGCATTTGACGACGCAAGATGTTATTTTAATTGCCCTTCCTGATGACAAGGAAACCTTTTTCCCTCTTCAAGATTTTGTCCATTATGTAAACCTTCCTGATTGGTTGCCTAAATGGCAGCACGATGAGCTTTTGGAAAAAACAATTAAGCGAATAAGCCTTGCCATTTTCAACACGGAAATTTTCCAAGCGCCACAGCTTGCGCAGACAGCCACAGCTGCCGTAATTGAATACGATAAAATCTACGATGCAATTCGCCCTTTTGCGAATCACTTGTCTAAAATGTGGACAAAAATAGCGACAATAACAGCGCAGTATTTGGAATTATCAGATGGCTTCAGCGCCCGCCATTCCTTCCCTTCCGATTTCAAGATGAAATCAGAAACGGAGCTAATCAATGAGTATAAAATAGGAAGAGAAGCGGGATTGTCAATTGATGTGCTAAATTCAATTGAAAATGATTTGTTATCTAAAAAGTACGTGAACTCGCCTAAGCAAGTACGGGAAATTCAGGCATTGAGGAAATGGAAGCCATTTGATGGCCTATCGCCTGAAACAATCAGCTTTATTTTATCCAGCCGCCAACCATCAGACCCTGACCGAATTTTGTACGAGAATTTTTCAGCCATTAGCCGTGATATTGTTTGGGAATATGACGGCAACTTCCACGCCTTGCCTTTGCCGCTTCAAAAGCAGGTTGTTTATCAAAAGGTGGCCGAACTTGCCGCAACTATTCAGCCAGTCACGCAGGAACAAACGGGCAGCCTATTTTTTGATGACACGCAAGTATAATGAGCAGAGCGAAATACAGCAACGAAAGAAATAAATTTATCAGAGCTGCTCAGGCGCTTTTGATGCGCAAAACACGCGCTATTCAAGCGAGCCTTTATAGTCGTTTATTCCAATGGACAAACAATTTAGAAGCCGAAAATCAGGTGATCAGCTATTCGCAGCGCAACTTCGGAGCGATTAATCAAATTATCCAGATAACGAATAGCATACCAGCGAACGAGGGCTCAAAGTTGGCAAGTTGGATGGGTAATAAAATAATGAGCCTTTTTGGGTTAAACAGGCAATACTTTAACTCATTCCTTAAATACGATTTCAAAGAAGTTGACGCGCGGGCAAGGGAAAAAACCTTACTGCGCTTAGGTTTCGACATCCAAAAAAAGCAGATAACAAAGGGCGGTTATTTATGGGAGGTGGCTAACACGTTGAATATCGGGCAATCAATCGCCGAAAAAGTAAACAATGCAATCGGCCAGCGAATTGGATTAAAGGAGTTTAGGGATAACTTAAAGAATGACTTCGTCAACCCGCAAGGCTTGGGGATGGTTGAGCGGCATTTTTACACCAAGACATTTGACATTTTTCAACAACAAGACCGAGCCATAACCCTTGATTATTCTAATGAATTAGGGCTGGATTATTTCATTTATTCAGGAACAGAGATGAGCCGCACGCGGCCATTTTGTGAAGAAAGAATCGGTAAAATTTACACGCGGGAGGAAGTGGAAAGTTGGCGGAATTTAACTTGGGAAGGCAAGAACACCAACTATGACCCATTCCTTGATTGTGGCGGGTACAACTGCCGCCACAAATTAGACGCAATAGACGCGGCAACGGCTGAATTTATACGCAATAGGAGATAAAATGATATAAAAATAGGCGATATGATAATCAGTAATATAGTACATAAATTAACCGTTCATCCTGAAAAGAAATACGGCACGCGACAAATAAGCGACATTGACAAGATAATTGTACACCATTCAGCGACCAATAGCGGCACACCTCATGGCTTTGCCGATTACCACGTTCAAAAAAAGGATTGGCCGGCCATTGGTTATCACGCGGTAATTGATGCAGATGCTAACATCTACTTAACCAACAATTCAACCACTATCAGCTACAATTGCAGCGGGCAGAACGCGAAATCCATCGGGATTTGTTTGATTGGCAATTTTGAAAAGATCGAGCCGACAACCGAACAATTAAACGCATTAATTCACATCATAAAATTTTATAATGAACTCACCGAAAAAAATCTCCCTATTTACGGGCATTGCGACTTTCGTAAAACAAGCTGCTGCGGGCGCAACTTATACACTCAACTTAAGCAGATTCGTCAACAAATCGAAGAAAAATAAAGAGGTGCAGGCGATGATGAACGCAAAGATATACCACAGCTTATGGACGGATTACCAACGATTGCAGCAGCTATTTGAGCAGCAAAAAGAGGAGGTATCGCAACTTCGCCAATTAATACAGGATGTGTTGGACGTTGCGGAGGTGTCTATTGAAAATAAAAATAAGCTGATTGAGCAATACGAAAAATCACAAAGTTGGCAGGTAGTAAATAGTGAAGCCGTGGATTATGGACAGGCACTTGGCGAGCAGTCAGCATACGACCGAATTTATACCTTTGTGAAGTACGACTACTCAAAAATCAAAAAGCCAAAATTAAAAAACTACATTGACCTAAATAACACAGGTGAATGAGTTACCAATTTTACATAACGCCTGAAGGAGGCAGCCAAACGAGGGTTTATCCTGCATTTGATAGCCTGAATTTCACCTACCGAAAAGAGGACGGGCAGGTTTTTTATCGGTTCAGTTGTGATGCTGAATTGAATTTTTTTGATACGAAAAGCCAACAGGATTTCACGACACTTTATGCATTTGAATCAAGCGGCGATAGGTGCGCACAAATTGAGCTATTAATAAAGAAGCGATGCGAAGGGCAATGGGTGGATTACTTTACCGGCTATCTGAACTTATCAGACGGCAATTGGGATTTGGACGGCAAGCAAGTGACCATTCCGATTTCAAATAATGATGAGTACACCTGTTGGTTTGTCGATTTGAAAAAGGAGGTAAATTTATTTCAGATACCCACGAGCAATAGGATAGCAGCTAAATTGTATGTTGGTACATTTGAATTTTCAGCACCACAAACGGGCGCTGTATCTCCACCATTTAGCTACAATGAGGGTACTTTGGATGTTTCAAAAGGATGGACAGTTTACGAACATCTATCGACAGGTACAGGCAATACAGCTACAACAACATGGGTGCGTGAAAATGGCGGCGGCACGCTTCCTGTAGGTGACGGATGGGAGTTTGATACCATTAATTTAATTTACGCAAGAAAGCCTGCAACCTACAAAACGCTTGATGTTCAGGAATCTAATTTAGTGCAGGAGCAATACGGTATCGCAGGAGCTGATGAATCAAACGAAACATTAATTTACGACAACGGCCTAAATTTTTCAGATGTTATTGAGCTAATTAACCCGTGTAGCTTAACCGTTATCAGTAACTTTTTTGGAATAAACGGCGATGCTACCAATCCAACTAACGCAGCCTACACAGCAGCGGCAGAGCAGGTTGATAATTTATACATTTGGCAAAAATCGGACATTAAACGACCAGCCACGAGTGAAAATGCTACCAAGGCAAATTTAACCTTTGAGCAGTTGTTACAATTCCTTGCCAATACATTTCAGGTGTACGCCTACATTGACGGCACAAATTTAAGAATTGAACATATCAGTTATTTTGAAGCGAAAACGCAAGGGTTAGACCTAACGCAGGCGGCATACAGCAAGTATTTGACAGGCACTAATAACTACTCCTACGACACGACCAACCAACCAATACGCGAAAAATTTACGTGGATGGATGAGGTATCGGATGATTTCACAGGATTTCCAATTGAATATGACAACAGCTGCACACAGAGAGAAGGGGTGACAGAAAAAGAATACACCAACCCGCTATTCACCACAGATTTTGAATTTGTAGCCGCCTATGTGAACGCCGAGGCGGTAAGTGATGCGGGATTTTTAATTGCTCAGGTAGTTGAATTTTCAGGCGAAAAATTTATACCCAAAATTACAATACCATCAAGTGAAGCCCGATTTAATGGAGCTTTATCATTCATCTACCTACACGACAAATTCTGGCGCAATTACCGACCATTTGCGGAAGGTTTGGTTAATGAAAATTTGGTTACCTTTGATAGCGTTCGACCGGTAAAAATTCAAGGCACTATAACCGCGCTACTTTGCTGCTCCGACCTTGCGGGCTTTGACCCTATCGAACTAATAAAAAGCGGCATTGATTGGGGTGAGTTAATGCAAATGAGAATTGACGGATTGACTAACATTTGTGAAATTGATTTAACACAGGAATAATGAGAACACCTAAAAATATAGGCAATTATCTTTCCTTTTTTGACCGTCTAAGTTGGCAACACCGATTTCAGGCCTACAGCGGAAGTAAGCAGTTAAAGTTAAAGGATTGGGCTATCATTTGGCCTAAAAATAGCCTGCCCGCATTTCAGTTGATGGTTGAGGGCGCGAAGCCTGCAAGTGTAACTTGGTCATTAATTAACCTTGAAAGCGGTACAAGTACAAATCTGGATGAAGCGCTACTATATCAAGCCTGCTATTTAAATGATGATTACACCAGTTACACATTTAACGGAGCAAGCATTTGTAGCCTTGACGTTGAGTGCGGATTTTATTACATGACACTAAAATTAGATGACCTGACCTATTATAGCGAGGTGTTTAAGTTGACTGAAATACCGGATAAGCAAAGTATTGACCTTGCAATAACAGATTGCCAATTAGTCAGCCCGGGCGTTGACCAGTACCCTGAATGGACATTTGAGGCCACCGATTGTTTATCCATTACTCCGACAGCCAAGTACATCGGAGCAACGGGCGAAAGTTGGGAAGAGGCGGCGGATGCAGCTACATTTGAGGACACCAACAACAGCGGCTCAGTTGTTATTTATCGTAAGGTTACAAGCCACAAAGGGGTATTTATTCAGCGCTACCAACTTACTTATAACCCTGACGACCCTTGCAATACATACACATTTACAAAACTTTAGGATGAAATACGAAAACACTCGATTAATAAAAATAACGGCCAGTAATTCAACCGACATCGCTAAATTGAGCGAAGGGGAAGCGGTTAAAGGGGTGGATTACCAATTTAGGGATAATAGCAGCTATACACAAACAGCGTATCTGGAATGCGTGGAAGAAATAATCATTAACCGACCTGAAGAAAGCGAACTTGACGCGCAGGAAGGTAATTTGATAGTGGCACGCGGCACAACTGTTTATCTAACTCAGTTGACTTTTTACAATTTACCTTACGGCAGCCTTCATTTTTTCCACACGCTAAAAGATTGCGATGAGGTTACAATTCACTTTTTTCCGTATGTAATTGACGAAACGGAGGAGTTCCCGCTTGATAACGAAAGCGGGCAAGAGGTGCGGGTTGAATCATTCGCTCATTCGCTTGACGAATCAGGTAACTATTTCACAGGCGTTCTGCAGCTTGAATTACACAGGACATACAGAAGCCAATGCGTTGATAATGATTTTAATGAAGTTTTTTGCGCATAAAACTTGACATTAATTTGTGTTGAATTGAAAAGAAATTTACCTAATAATTTAGCCCATGAATTTTGATGACTATTTACAAACAATCGAAGATGTTAGGGCTGAGCTGATTGATAAGCAGCCAGAGCGGGTTTTGCGGGTTTCTAACCTATTTTTGGCGTTGATTAAAGACCGAATCCAGCGTACAGGCGTAAATTATGAAGGTAACCAATTTGAAGCATACACGACACCATACGCAAAAAAGAGGCAAGATGGCGGTTATCAAACGGAATACGTTGATTTCACAGTAACTGGCCGCCTTTGGGCAAACATATTGCCGCAAGCTGAAGTGAAACAGCGAGGAGTGACTGAGGTAACTATCAAAGCGCGAGATGCCGAAAATCAAGCCAAATTAAACGGTCAATTCGAAAAGCGCGGGAACATCTTATTAGGTACAGAAGAAGAAATCGACTTCCTAACGCAACAGGAACAACGGGAGATACAGAAAATATTAAGCAAATTATAATCGCACAATTATATGATAAATTCAATTATCGGCGAATTAAAGGATAAATTAACGGCCTTAAGTTGGGTGGAACGATACGGAGGCCTTGTTCAGGCTGTCAATAAAGTAGAAGTTGTTGGTGAGCAACAGCAGCGGGTAATCAAAACATTTCCAGTCAGTAGCACGACATCAGGTAAGGAATGTTGGGAGGGCGGCAAGTATCAGGCGCTTGTGCCTAACAGCAATTATAGCTCAGTTGTCTATTTTGAACAAATGAATCCCTTAACATCCATTGAAATTTCAGGAATCAAGAAAGGAATCCAGAGCCTACGCGCCCGAGTTCGCTTGGTGGCTTGGATGAACTTGCCTAAATTGGGATTTTCAGACCTACGCACCGACCTTGCAGCTATGCAATTAATAACGGCCGTTAACGGAGTTTATCAGCCAACGGGCGATTTATCCAACATTCGCGGCAAGTTTGAATTTTTGGAGATGCCCGAGCGTTCGGCATCTATTTTTAGTCGTTACACATACGGAGATGAGGTTCAGAATCTTCTCCTTTACCCTTATGACTATTTTGCGCTTGATTTTTATTTGACAATTTTAGTCAATTTGAATTGTGAATACACCTTAACACCTTTAACACCTATAAACTGCGTTGAATTATGAATGAAATAATCCATTTTCTTTATTATCCATTCTTTTTAGCGGCTTGGGGTATAGTATTTGAAAAGCTGCAATACAGCGGTGAGTTATTGGGATGGCTGCCGGGAGTTCGCCATCAGATTATAGTTAAATTAGGAGTGAAGGAGGAATCCGTATTATACGAATTTTTGGATAAATGGTCGGGCGGCTGTCATATCTGCCATGCTTCCTTTTTGGCCATTGCGCTTTATCCTTTCTTTTTCGAATTTTCAGCATTACTTTTATTCCAACTTGTAACATTAACCGCCTTTTTTAGTTACAAATTGGCATAAAAAAACCCGTTCGCGGGATGACACATGAGCGAACGGGCAGCCAAACAATACTACTTGCCACAAATTTAACCTATTTAGCACAATTTACAAATTTTTTATCAATGAATCCACTAATTATCATGGGTACAGTTTGGTTTTTTATGTTGGCGTTAGTAGGGATTACATTAATTTACGAATCTTTCAGGAATGAGCAATAAAATAAATAAGCTGCCGCGCGATGAGCAAGGACATCCGCTGCGGCATTTTACCGCAAACGGAAAAAAGTACACCATTCGTTC